GGGAGGGCCCGTCGGGGCTCTTTTTTTTTTGGTGATGTAGGGGTGACGTCGGTGGGAGGTCAAGGTGCCGGCAAGGTGCTATAAACCTGCCAGTATATTTCACTATACGGTTTTCTCGACGGTTTTCTCGAGCTACACTAGGTAATGACTCTCTGATCAAATTTTAGGGTATAGGATTATATAAATATATATTCATGAAATGCTATGAGACTTTCCCTACCCCTTTTTACAAGCCCCTAAGAAAATTTTTCGGCAAATTTTTCGCTATATAGTTGTTTATATAGATATATCTTTATATATTTAATAATATAGGAGGAATCCTATTTATATTCAAAAACATGAAACTCATTCAAGCCCTCATTTCGGAAACATCCAATGGTATTTTTGATGAAAAGACCTACATTGATGATGATAGAGAGGCTATGGAGTTTGAGAAAGGCTACGAGAGATTAGCTAGAATGGTATATCCAAGAGTACAGATCAAGAAAGGATATGATCCCGAGCTTAAAATGGATCTTACCATTGCCTACGAGGATCCTTCAGACCTACACTTTCGTTATATTGAGTCTACGGGCGAATTCTTCTACGATAGAAAGATCTTCATGAAAATCTTAAATGATCCTCAAGTAAAAGAGGCTTTAGGTAAGCTTTGGGGTATCTCACCCGATCCTATACAGGTCTTCCGCCGGTACGGTGATACGATCACAAAACTAACAGCATGAAACCGCTACCTCCTTCTTTTTTTAACTTATTCGATTATTCGGATGAGAGTGACTTGCAGAAGGAAGGATTCGCTCAAGCTGTCATTGATTATACCCAGCACCCGTACATCATCTTTGGTACCTTTCTAAGATCGGTAGAGAACTTCTACATCGTGTGTGAGAGATACCGCAATTCTTATGGGGATAAATTTGAGAGAATTGAGCAGCAGCTTAAACATACTTACTTTGACCGTCTGTATAGATTCCTAGATCGCTTTGATGAGAATAAATTAGAACATATTCTTGAAGCGCGTCAATTCGATGATAGCGAGATAGCTTTTGCTGTTGACTCTCTGCTTGAATTCTACGAAGAGATCGAAGACTACGAAAAATGTGCCCGTCTTTGGAAAATATTAAAACTAACTTTAGGAGAAAAAGTTGGATCCTAAAAGGATCGTTCCTATCTTTAAGTATCAATAAAAAATAAAGGTTATGCTTAGTGCGATTATTTGGTACTTGTTTGCAGGAGTTGCTTACAACTTCTTTTGGGATCTGTTGACTACCCGGGTAGGAAGTCAAGAGAACCGTTTTACTATGATGGAGCGTTTGCTTGTAGTTCTTATCTGGCCTCTTGTTACCGTCTTCTTTTTCGGTATGCTCTTAAAGAATCTCTTCTCTAACAAGGATTAATATATGTCTCTTAAGAAGCTTTCCTTCGAAGAGGCTTTAGAACTTGAATCTGAGTCTCTCATTACCATCTACGATCTCACCCCAGATCCCTCTGATAGCTCTTACTACCCTCTGGCAGAGAACTGGATTCGCAACTATACTGAGATTAGGTATAAGTTCCGGCAGTTCAATCCTGCCCAGGTAACTTCTATGCTCAACTGTAACTACCGTATAGAGCTTGAGCTTCCTTATGAATCCGAGACCAATACCTTTACCTGGAAGTACCTCTACGCTAAGACTACTGATGATCTAAAGAAGTTCGAACAGTACCATTCCAAGGGGCGCTTTGTATACGTCTTAACCAATGAAGCTTACCCGGGGTTTGTCAAGATTGGGAAGGCGGTTAATCCCATGCGGAGAGTTGAGCAGATTAACGGAGCCGGTGTTGTTTCCGAATGGAAGCTTCGGTATTCACTCCCGGTAGAAAATGATTATATCATTGAGAATTCCGTTCACAAGTACCTAGCCGAGTTCCGTCGGGGTACCGACCAAGGTTCCTCTCGGGAATTCTTTCAAGTAACCTTAGAGCATGCCATCGAGATTATTGAGATGCTTGCTAAGGAAGTTAGACGTGGTGATGCTATCTACTACTAGATTTTGCGGGTCGACTTGCGCGCGGCGCGGCGCGTGTGGAAAACTTTTTTATAAAACAGTTGTTTCGTATTGATCTAGTTCGTATATTTGAAACGAAGGGGAGGGAGAAAAAGGGGAGAGTAAAAAGATATATTATATATTATTAATTAATATTATATATAAAGAATAATAATTATTAAGTACTTATGAAAAACAAAAATTTATACCAAGAAAAAATTAATCGTCTTGAATCTCAAATCAAGAAGATTGAACACAGTGTTGCAACTCTTAATAGAGATCAAGCTTATGTAGAGCTAGATAAAGCTCGAGAGATCCTTCGAGATATGCAAACTATGATTAACCGAGAAGAAGAATACTTTAAAGTTTAAGTATGGAACTTACACCCGAACAGGTAGAAGCTAATTGGAGTCGTCATCTTCAATATATCGACGATTATATCACCGGAGAGCGTAAGGATAAGCTTAGAGCTACTTACGAATCTCTTGCCGAATACATGGTCCTTGCTCCGGCTTCCTCAAAAACATGGTATCACAATGCATTTCCCGGAGGATATGTAGAGCATGTCAATAGAGTGGTAGAGCTTGCACTCCGTACTATGAAATTCTGGGCGGTATCCGGTGCAACTATCGATTTTACCGAGGAAGAACTTGTTTTTGCTGCTCTTAACCACGATCTAGGTAAGATTGGCGATGGAGAACAGGAGGGTTACCTTCCTCAAACTGATAATTGGCGTCGAGACAAGCTAAAAGAGGAGTACACTATCAATACTAACCTTGATTTTATGCTTATCCAAGACCGCTCCCTATTTCTCCTTCAGAAATACGGTATCTCCATGTCTCAGAAGGAGTATTTAGGGATTCGCCTACACGATGGCATCTTCGATGATGCAAATAAAGCGTATTTCTTCAACCATAACCCAGATTCTCGGTTTAAAACCAACATCGTCTTTGTCCTACATCAGGCTGACTTCATGGCTTCCAAGATTGAGTACGATCGTTGGTTGAATCAGGGTGGAAAAACCACTCCGAACACCGAAAAAACTAAATCTTCTACAGGAAAAACAGTAAAATCCTCAGAAGGTCTTAATAATTTACTAAAAAATATCTAAAAATGTTGGTTTCACTTGTAATTTTAGCTATATTAGTGATTGTCCTAGGGTTTACTACATGGAATACCTTGAGAAAACTCGAAAAATACGAGGACACCGTTCAAAATCAACAAATTTACGTCGAGCGAATTGCAAGCTTGATAGAGGATTCATCAAAAAGGTTACGCGAGGTCGATGCAAATGGTCATTTTTCTAGTGACGATGAGGTCGGTTTCTTTTTCTCTAACTTAAAAGCCATACAAGACACGCTCGATGAGTACAACTTAAGATAAACTCATGGGGAGAAAGAAAAGCGATACAAACTATTTTACACAAGGTACCGAGGATGCGATCGTAGCTTATAATAATTCTAAAGATACAGCATTTAGACAGAAGATCTTTACAGAACAGATCTACTACCCTTTTTACAAACTAGTAGAAAACATCATTCACACCTTCAGATTTTACTACACAGACGTTGATGACCTCGAAGATTTAAAACACGAGGTCATTTCCCTATTGGTAGAAGAGAAGATCCATATGTTTGATCCCACTAGAGGTGCTAAAGCCTACTCATACTTTGGTACGATTGTTAAAAGGCACCTTATCAACTACAACAACAAGAACTACAAGCGTTTAAAATCACTAGCTCCGGTTGAAGAGTTCAACGGAACTTACGAAATCGAAACAAATGCCCTTCATCCTAACGCTCTGACCCTTCGTCAAATCTTTGACATATATATTGAGCGTACTTACGACCGTCTGGACGTACTGTTTCCTAAAGAAGCTGATAAAAAAGTAGCAGGGGCTGTTTTAACACTGTTTGAAAAGCGTTACGATCTTGATATCTTCAAGAAGAAGGCTTTATATATCTATATACGGGAAATGACCGGTACTGAAACTCCGTATCTTACCAAAGTCATTAATGTGCTTAGGGATGAATTCTACGATATCTACAATGCTCTAGAGCAGCAGGGTATGGTAGACCTAAAAAACTAACCTTTCTATTTATAAAGAAAGAGTATGGCACTGGATAAGGAGCTATTTAACGGCAAGACTGTTTCTAATGTATTAGAGGAGATTTATAATAACTCTAAGAAGAAGGATAAGCAGATTAATGCTCTCATCGGAGAGCTTAAACCCCTTATTGAAAATATCGGGGACGCTACTCTAGTTGTTCCTATGATCGCTAACTACCTAGAGATTGGCGTTAAGAACGATGAGATGTTAGTAAAAATGCTAACTATCGTTCAGAGAATGGACAACGCCAAGTCAACAGGAGATACAGCCGGGTTTGAACTAGGAGCAGAAGAACTAGCTCAAATCCTAGAGCAAGCTAATGCAGTAGGAGAGCAGAAGTAATGGTAGATACTAGAAACAGTCTTGGGGGATTCGTACGATCAGCAGCTACTGCAGCAAAGCAGTCTAAAAAGTTAGCTTTTCGTGCTGCAAGAGTTGTGAAAGTAAATCTAGATCCAAACTCACCTAGCACCGTAGGTAGCATACATTACAAACCTCTAGGAAAAGTATCCGACGAATTACCTGCAGAGAACTATCCTATAGCTTTTCCTCTACAGTCCCACATCAGGCACGTGCCTTTAGTTAATGAGATAGTACTACTGCTACCTGCCCCGTCCAAAAACCTAGACACACTAGTATCCAGTACTACCGTATACTTTCTTGATGTCGTTAATATTTGGAACTCTCCACACTTTACAGGCTACCCGGAAGATACATCTACAGACCCTAAATTAGGAGAATACTTTGAAGAGAGAACGGATATAAATCCGATGCTACCTTTTGAAGGAGATGTGATAATGGAAGGCAGGAACGGACAGTCATTAAGATTCTCTCAAACAGTTCCTAATCTCACACCCTGGGAAGGCAACACCAAAGGAGATCCTATCATCGTACTTAGCAACGGACAGGTACAGGTTGCTAACGGATATGAATTTATAGTAGAGGATGTTAATGAGGATTTTTCATCTATCTATCTTACATCTACTCAAGCAATCCCTCTACAGGAAAGCAACACTAATAGGGCCTCCTATACTGAAATTCCTACTCAGACTCAAGCCTATCAAGGTAATCAAGTACTATTAAACAGCGGAAGACTTTATTTTAACGCTACCACAGACCACATACTGCTATCTTCTCCTCTATCTATAGGACTTTCTGCAAAAGATATTAACATCGATGCAAACAGTAAAGTAGTAGTTGAATCCCCTAAAATCGAATTAGGCAAGTCTGCTACAGAACCAGTACTGCTAGGTAACCGAACAGTTAGCCTTCTTGAAGACCTGCTTAACCAGCTTATCTCATTATCTGTAGACCTTCAAGCTGCTATATCTCTACCAACCGGAGGACCTATCGTGCAGCTTCAAAAAGCTGGAATAGACCTAAGCAGCAAAGCGGTGACTTTAAAAACAGAGTTGCAAGCTTTAAAATCTAAAAAGACATTCACTAAGTAATGGCATTTCAGGGACTATATAATATACTCTTGCAGAACCGAGCTAAGATTGAAGCTACAGCTATTCCTCAGCTCAGAACAGCCCTTGGACCGCTGGCGGAAATAATTGAAAATCCGGACCTTAAAGAACTATGCCCCTCCCCGGAGGCTTTACAAAGATTGATCCTACTAAAAGATAATACGGAGAATAGCATAATTACTCTTCAACGCAGAACTGTACCCCTACAAGACGCTTTGACAAAAATACAAGTCGCTCTCACATTTATACCGCCTATAATTACCTTACTTAAGACCTTTCCAGTCCCTAACCAGTTTACAACATCAGGATTTGTTGTAACATTAAGTGACAGGCTGGAGAATCTTAAACTATTTTCTCAAAGGCTTAAAGGAGGTGTGGTAGCAGGACAGTACGTAGTTACAAATGTAAACACTACTCTCTCTATAGCATTACAGCTTCTATCTCAAATAGACCAGGCTATTGCTATATGCGCTCCTGATCAATTGCAGGAAAATGAACAGATAAGGAGACTATCTCAATCCTTTAATACCCCTATTACTCAGTTTGACAACTCCTATAAAGGATTTACTCTGGAACTGAGAACGATCAATCAAGATACAGTCGCCCCGCTAAGATATGCAGTTGCTATAGATAAGTCGGGAGTTGTAGTGTTAGAAGGTAGACCTTCCTATAGTTCTTCTACAGAGGTACTTCTAAACGAAATTAAATTTAGGATAGATCAACTATCTAGTTAAGTCTATTTATTATTATGAAAGCTAGTGAATTTAAGCAATTAATTAAAGAAGCTGTTAGAGAAGCTATTAGAGAGGAACTTACCGAAGTAAGAACTCCAGCACCTGTCCAAGCTCAACCAGCAACTCCAACCCCAGCACCCGTGCAATTCGCAGGAAGCAATCCTCTTATGGAAGCTCTGAACATGACAAGCAGAGCCATGACTTCGGAAGATTACCGAAGCATGGGAACAGGTACATCTAACATGGCTCAAATGTTCGACAGAAGCATGTTCATGCCCAAGCAAGCAATCAAGCCAGTCTCTGACGATCCTAGAGCAGTAGCACAGGCTGTAGCAGCAGCACCAAAAGCAGGTATCGATCTCTCACAGCTAAGTTTTGTAAACAAAGCAGCAGCTATTGTAAATACAGCAGATAAGAAGCAGAAAGCACAGTATGGCGTATAATGTTGTAAAGATCAACCCACTAGACCTACAGCCAAGGAAAGCTGTTGGGGTTGCTTTACCTTTTGATGGAAGAGCAGTCTTCCATTCTACCTATACCTCTAAAGACGCTACTCGCAATAATCTTATTAACTTCTTCTTAACCGGACAGAACGAAAGAGTATTCAATACAAGATTCGGATCAGGAATCAGAAACCTTTTATTTGAAAATATTACTGTAGAATCTATAGATACTACTAGAGAGATTATCCTACAGGGTCTTCAAATCTACTTCCCTCAAGTTGAAGTAAGAAGCCTTCAACTGATACCTGAATATGACCAGAATTTGGTTAATTTTGAACTAAAGTATGCTGTAAGAGAGACTAATATTTCTGATGAGCTGACTATAAACTTTGAACTATAATGGCAGAAGAAAGAGACATAAAGTATATTAATAAGTCCTTTAGCAACTTTAGACAGCAGCTGATCGACTATACTAAGAATTACTTCCCAGATACCTACAACGACTTCTCTCCTACATCTCCAGGTATGATGTTTGTGGAGATGGCTGCATACGTAGGAGACGTACTAGCTTTCTACCAGGACACTCAACTACAAGAAACCTTCCTGCAGTACGCACAGGAAAGTAAGAACCTCTATACGTTAGCTTATATGATGGGCTACCGCCCTAAAGTAAGCACAGCTGCCCAAGTAATCTTAGACGCCTACCAAAGAGTACCTTCTAAGCTCGCAGGCGGTCAGTACATACCTGATTATGCTTACGCCGTAACTGTTGCAGAAAATACACAGTTACAATCAACAACAGGTACTCCTGTTAAATTTCTGATTCAGGATAAAATTAATTTTGGCTTCTCTAGTTCATACGATCCTACAGAAGTAAGCGTATACTCAACATCAGGTAATACAATCACCCAGTTCCTGCTTAAAAAACAGACGAAAGCTATCTCTGCAGAAGTAAAAACACTGACCGTACAGGTTACCTCTCCTGAGAGATTCAAGACAATCAATATTACTGATACCGATATCTTAGGTATTTTAGATATTCAAGACAGTAGCACTAACAGATGGTACGAAGTACCTTACCTAGCTCAAGACACTATCTTCTTAGAGCAAACAAATGCAGCTAGTGATGCAGGCCTAGCCCCATACACGCTACAGCTTCAAAAAGTTCCTCGTAGATTTGTTACCAGATTTACTTCAACAGGTACTCTACAAGTACAGTTCGGAGCCGGTACCACTGGACAGAGTGATAACATCATTACCCCAGACCCTACCAACGTAGGATTAGGAGATCAGATCGTGGGAATCTCTAGAATAGATACTGCCTATGATCCTTCTAATTTTATGTATACAGGCACATATGGACTTGCTCCAGCTAACACTACACTAACAATTCGTTACTTAATAGGTGGAGGTGTAGAATCTAACGTACCTTCTGATACTATAACTACGATCCTAGCTTCAACCGCTACTGCTACTACACCTGGATTTGAAAATACATTAGCATTTAATAACCCAGGACCAGCTGACGGAGGTAAGGATGGAGATACTTCTGAAGAGATCAGACAAAATGCATTGAGAAGCTTTGCTGAGCAATCTAGAGCTATCACAAGAGAGGATTATGCAGTCCGTGCTCTAGGAATGCCTGCAAGATTTGGTACTATCGCAAAGACGTACGTAACACAGGATCAGCTAACCAGTACTCAATCTACAGTTGACAGTATTGTAGATAGCAATCCGCTATCTTTATCTCTTTACGTACTAGCCTACGACAGTACAAAGAAGCTTACAACTACAACCTCTACTCTTAAGTCAAATTTAAGCACATACCTGTCTCAATACAAAATGTTAACAGATGCACTTAATATTAAAGACGCATTTATAGTTAATATTGGGGTAAAGTATGAGGTACTAATACTACCTAATTACACCGGTAGAGATGTTCTTCTAGCATGTACTAAAGCTCTGCAAGACTACTTTAAGATAGAAAACTGGAGCATAAACCAGACTATAAACCTATCCACACTATATACTATCCTAGATAGAGTCAAAGGAGTACAGACAGTTCAGAGTATAGAGATCGAAAATAAAGTAGGCGGGAACTACTCACAGTACGGATATGACATCAAAGGAGCAACTCGCAACAATATCGTTTACCCTTCTTATGACCCTTGTATCTTTGAAGTAAAATATCCTAATACAGATATAGTAGGTCGCGTAACCTCTATGTAAAATATTTATTAAAGATCATGGCAGTCTACAAGATTTTCCCCGAAAAAACAGCTACACTATACTCCCAGTATCCGGATATGAACACCGGTCGGGATGAAATATTGGAAATTGCTTCATACTACGTCGGGCAAACCACATACGTTAACCGAGCACTCATACAGTTTGATCTTAATGAAATCTCAGACGTTTTAGAGACTCATGTATCTTCTTCAACTAGACCCGCTACCGCCTTTAGTGCATCTCTAAGATTATTCTTAGCTAGCGCAAACGAAGTACCAGATTCTTACACTATCCAAGCTTCTCCAGTGTATGTACCAGGAGTATACACAACCTGGGCAGCCGGAAACGGCAAGTACGGAGATCTTCCTAGAAACTCTACCGGAGCATCCTGGACATATACTCAAAGCTCAGGCTCAGGTACCTGGACATCAGATAGCGTGATAGGAGAGACAACCTTCTACTACTCAAGCAGTACACCAGGCGGTGGTGCATGGTACACAGATACTACTGGATATGTGTTTGATATGTACCAGACACACACAGTTACCTCTACTCACGATCTAGATATCAACGTAACTCCAGGAGTACTTGCTCACTATAATCAAGCTATTCCTAACGCAGGGTTTATACTAAAACTATCAGGTAGTGTAGAATTTGGAGCCTATCAGAACAGCCGTCAGCTCAACCTTAGATACTTCTCAGCACAGACACACACAATTTACCCTGCTTGCTTGGAGATCAAATGGGACGATTCATCTTACAGTACCTCTTTACCGGTAATTTCTGACTCTAATGCAGTTATTAAGATTAAAAATAACAGAGGAGAATATACTGATGAAGGTAAGCAGAGATTCGAACTTGCAGTTCGCCCTAAGTATCCTACCCGTACTTTTGCTACCTCTTCAACTTATCTTACTAACTATAGACTTCCGGCAGATTCGTACTGGGGATTACGAGATGAGAATACCGAAGAGATGGTAATCGACTTCGATACAGTATTCACAAAGATTAGTGCCAATACAACCAGTAGCTACTTTGATATGTACATGGGAGGATTAGAGCCAGAAAGATACTACCGCGTGTTAGTTAAGACTAATATCAACGGATCTACTAATATTATCGATGAGAACCTCGTCTTTAAAGTTGTAAGAAATGGCTGAAGAAGTACGCCTTAGTAAAACTGTTCTAGATCGTAGAAAGTTTAACACAGTAGTAGATACTTCCTTTAAGACATTTACTACTCCGGTACAAGAAGCAGATCCGGATACTGTAGAAGAACTTTTTAGATTATATGACAAGTTATTTTTTAGTATCCCGGTAACAGGAGAGACCAACTCCCACCAATACCTAGTAACTAGAAGCTCAGAAGTATATTCCGCAGAAGATAAAACAGCAGAAATTCAACCTCTGCTTGATGAAATTGCACAATTAAGAGAGGAGCTACTAGCCGCTAACCAGGAGATAGTAACACTTTCTATTCAGTCCGTACAACAGTCTACACAATAATGGCAGAAACTACATACATACTCACTCAAGAGACCGCTGAAGTACAGGGAATAAATAACTATTCTACAGAAGATACTGCTTTAGTAGACCAGTATATTATAAACTCTGAATTCAACTCAGAAACGGATATCATAGAGTTATATGTATACGCTGAAGACGGTACTCTTCTACAAGTTATAAGTAACTACACAGGGTATAAAGAATTACAAAACTCAGCTAGTGCAGGAAAAGACGGAGCTAGCGTACTCTACATAGACCCTGTTCAAGATAGCCAGACCCTAGGATATACCCAGGGAGGAGTTAGATTGGTATACAACTTTTTAAGAAATGTATCCGATGTTACTCCTTACATCTCTGAGATCTCTACAGATAGAACAGAGTTAAAAGCTAAAACACTCGAGGAAACACCTGCACTACTAAGTGCGGTAAGAGACCTGCAGAACCGCCTCAATACAGTACCTTACTTCAATGAATTCCGGTTAAATTTTTTAAACGGAACATTACTAATCGGAGTAAACGTAGCAATAGATGCTGACGGAAGCATCCTACTTAAGCTGTACGAACCACTGCCGGGCAATATCGCACCAAAGACCAGCTTTAGACTAGTAGAAAACGTAAGCGATACCCTAAGCTACACTATAGACGCAGAAACAACCCCAGACGTAGTAAACTACAATACTCTTCGAGGACCTAATTTTAATGTAGAGATCCAAGAACAGTCAGTACAACCTACCGGGTTTTTAACCTACAACGACCTATACCTATATCCGGTAACAAGCAGCTACTACCAGCTACTTAATCAAGTTAGCCAAAGCGGAGCTCAAATCAGTATTGATTATAGCGACTACACTAACTTCGTACATTTTTCTTCTGCACAGGAGAGACTTGATAACTTCGTCTACAAGCTAGGGCTAGTACAGACTTACGAAAGCGCTTCATCTGCTATATCAAGTCAGTTAACTGTAAGTGCTTCTCTAGCTACCTCTCAAAGCCTGACCTACTATCAGAATCTTATTGAGGGTATAGTAGGTAAATTTGACGGATATGAAAGCTACTTGTACTTCCAAAGCTCAAGCTACGCCTGGCCTAAAACCAATACAGTTAAGCCGTACCTAAACGCTGCCACTGGAAGTGCAGCAGCCATAAGCTGGTATGCCTCTCAATCTCTATCTGCCTCTCTGTACGATGAACTAAACCAGAGTAGCCTAGTTTACACGATCCCAGAATTCATACGTCAAGATTCATTAAACGCCCCGTATTCACTCTTTGTGAATATGGTTGGACAGCACTTTGACACCTTATGGGTCTACGCTAAAGCAGTAACAGATAAGTACAGTGCTGACAATAGGTTAGATTACGGCATCTCTAAGGATTTAGTCGGAGAAGCTCTTAGAAGCTTTGGAGTTAAACTATACTCTTCTAACTTCTCAGTAGCAAATCTTAACTCATTATTCTTAGGAGAGTTTTACAATACTGGGTCTGAGCAGATTAGTAGCTTTGTTACAGCTTCAAATCAGCCTACACCGGATAAAGATATCCTAGCAGAGACTTACAAGAGAATCTACCACAACCTCTCTTACCTTATGAAGACAAAAGGTACAGAAAGAGGAGTTAGAGCACTAGTCAACTGCTTTGGTATACCTTCTGGATCTCTTTCTATTAGAACATACGGCGGCATTAATACCGCACAAAGCAATCCATACTTCGGAACCGCAGTAACATCTTCTTTAAAGATCCGCACCGATAACACAGGGAGTGTAGTATCTGGAAATACTCTATCCCAATATGCTTCTATTCAAAAAGATGATAAGAAGTACACCCAGGATACTCACGCTGTAGAGGTAGCTTTTTCTCCTACATATAACCTAGATAACTACATCAAATCTAAAATTACTGCAAGCTTTGATATAGACGATTATATAGGAGACCCAAGATACATCTACTCTTCTAGCTATAATAATACAGAAGCTAATCTATACAGAGTAGCAGAAACTATTCTATCAGGCTCTTCAGCCTACGACGTGTTTGATTTTGTAAGGTTGATCAAATTCTTCGATAACCAGTTATTTAAGATGGTGAAAGATTTTCTACCGGCTAGAGACACAGTAACTAGCGGGATAGTAATTAAGCCGCACCTGCTTAATAGAAGCAAGATTAAACAAGCCCAGCCTACAGGTACTCGTCCGGAATACAGCGGGTCGATCGACACCCTGACAGTAGTCGGTAGCGACGGAGGAGTGATTGACGGATACTCTACTGCACATACAGCAAGTGTACTAACCCCTCAAGGAGAAGTTACTGTAATAAGAAACACCGAGGTTGAAAAAATAAATGGAGAGCTAGGAGGGTCTGTTATAGATCTATACACAGGTACTTTAAATGCAGCTAACACCTTAAAAGACTTCGATGTACCTGAACTCGTATATGATACCACCGGATCGAACGGCAACTCTCCCGCAGCAGGAGCTATCTTCTGGAGAAGTATTAGCTTGACAAACAGCACAGGTGCAATCACCGGATATGGAGTAGGATCCATACACATTAACGAAATAAGTAAGAATGGTGTAAATACACGCACCGCTTTATCCAATCTCTCCCCAGGAGACTCGATTACTTTTACCATAACTTACGACGGTATAGAGGGAGGTTCTCCCTGTGGTATACCTGCTACTACTATACTTACACAAATTATAGAATCTATTACATTTAGAGGCAACTCTATTTGGCAGATACAGTTTAGAAGAAGTTCTATTAAGGTACTATTTCAAGCTAATACCGGGTTCTGTGATCAGGGAATTACCTACTACAACTATGCAGACTCCACAGTCCTTATTAGTCCCTACATAGATCTTAATAACTTCTATAACTCAGACTATAATGCACTTATCAATAACGCTACCGCTATTGCTAATTCTTCAAATGTACAGAAAGTAGATTACTCAATTACCCCTCTTGTACCTGTTAATATTGAAGCATTGAGAAGCGGTAGTGCTCAAAGAGCTGAAGTACAGGAATACCTTTACAATAGTGCAGGAATGGTTAGAGGTAGGTACACCGGCAAGCAACTTAGAGGGCAGGAAATTAACTTCTGGCAGAGCGGAGATATTTCCTACGGTAGAACACCGGTAGTAGAATCTAAAACTCCGTACTTCTGTATCTTTGACTACATCTCTGGATTCTCTCCAGAACACAACCAGGCTAATGCCATTGTTATTTCCTACATTGTTGATGAGCTAGGAAACCTAATAACACCGGATTCACCGGAAGCTCTACCTATCCTCAAGCAATCTTTTCCACAAGAGAGTAAAGCAGAGATAACAATTCAATCTCCAAGCATCGGAGGATCAGAAGCCACGCTACTGGGAGAACAGGTAATTTTGAAAGGTGGCGCTAGACTAGAACCTATTGTATACTCTTATACTGCAGCTACTTACTTATTCCCATCCTATAGTAAAGATTCTAGATTAGAGTTTGACGTAGATGACACCCTACCGACTTACGATATGGTCGCTCAAGGATCTGGTACTCAATCTCCTACCACCACTGTTAACGCAATCACTACTATTACGTTCTCAAACGAGAGCAGAGATGACCAGAGCTACTACAACACCGGTACCTCTAGGTATACCTTTGCAGCAGATACCGAACAGCCAGTTAAGTTTACTGCTACCATTGAAACGCAAGGCTCTGGAATTGTAGGAGACTCTTATATTGAACCCGCTGCAGTACAGTATAGAATTGAAAGAAGTACCGACGGTACATTCAACCTGGGTACAGTATCTACGCTCGCTAGTAAGACTGTTATATATGATGCTGCTAGCCTAGAGGAAGTAAAACTAACTACCGGATACGTTAACTACGATTCTGGGAGTAGCATTAGAGTAATTGTAACACCGCTAGATACCTACTTAGACAGCTTACTAGTTACCTCCAGGGTGTTTCAAGCTGCCAGCTTTGAATCAGGATCAAGCTACATAGCACAGTCAGATAATACACAGAACTACTTCTTTGTAACTGCTAGCGCTGCCACTAACACAGTTCTTACTGCTA